CTACTTGACAAGCAGTAGATCAGAGTACCTGGTAGTGTACCGAGGCGAAAGCATTTCTCTCTTCATCGCCCACTGTTGCTGAATGCCCTCCCCGGCGAAGTACAGCGTCCCCTTCCCGCCTTTGGCGTTGAGTTGATCCAGCACCTCCATCAGCTTCTCGCTGCCAGCACGTGGGGCATTGTCATCAAACAGGTTAAGCTGTGCGACACCCTGGCTAAAGAAATCCCCGAGCATAATGCCAGCCTTTTGGTAGCGGTGCCCATCCTGCCAGATTTTGTCCAGGCACTTAACAACAGCGTTGATGATGTCGCGGGAATCATGCGTGGGTGTGAGAAGCTTCACTGACGCGCAATTGCCGTAATACGGCTCGTTAAGCGCGAACGGTGACGTCTTGACGAACGCCGAGATAAAACGGCAATACTGGTGCTCACCACGTAGTTTTTCAGCACCACGGGCAGCATAACTGCAGATAGCCTGGCGCATCTGTTCGTATTCGGTAACGCGTTCTCCGAATGACCGGCTGCAGACGATTTCCTGCTTTGCCGGCGCAAACTCCTCCAGATCCAGACATGGTTCGCCACGCAGCTCCCGGACCGTTCGTTCCAGTACCACATTAAAGTGCTTGCGGATAATCCAGGTGCTTTGCTCTGAGAGATCCAGAGCCGTTTTGATTCCCATGGCATTGAGCTTCTTGCTGATACGCCTACCGACACCCCACACATCCTCTACGGGTATCAGTGCCAGCAGCCGACGCTGGCGGTCAATGTTCGACAAGTCAACCACCCCGCCGGTCTGGCGCTGCCACTTTTTCGCAGCATGGTTAGCCAGCTTGGCAAGGGTTTTCGTCTGGGCAATGCCTACGCCGACAGTCAGGTGCGTGCGCTTCAGGACCGTCGCTCTTATCTCGCGCCCGAAATCTGTCAGATCCCGGCAGCTTCGTATCCCAGTCAGATCACAAAAAGCCTCATCAATGCTGTAAATTTCTACCCGCGGCGACATCTCCTCGAGTGTGGTCATTACCCGGTTCGACATATCAGCGTAAAGCTCATAATTACTGCTGAAGCAAACAACACCAAATTGCTGGAAGCGTTCTTTCTGTTTGAAGTATGGCTCACCCATTGCGATACCGAGTTGCTTCGCCTCGGTGCTGCGCGCAATCACACAACCATCATTGTTCGACAGTACGACAACCGGGCGCCCTCTCAAATCTGGTCTGAATACAGTTTCACAACTGGCGTAAAACGAATTAACATCGCAAAGTGCGAACATACTCAGCTCGCTGTTTTAACGATGAAAGTAACGACGCCGAATACGTCCAGCGTGTCTTCGCTGCCGACGATGATCGGCGAATAAGCGCTGTTCATCGGATTGAGCTGAACTGTAGGTCGCAGCTGCAGGCGTTTAACAGTAAACTCCCCATCCACGGCTGCAATAACAATATCGCCGTGTTCAGCAGTTCGTGAGCTATCCACCACCAGCAGATCACCGTCGTTGATGCCTGCATCAATCATTGAATCACCCGTTGCTTTGACAAAATACGTTGAGCTGGGATGAGAAACGAGCAACTCATTAAGATCGATACGCTGCTCAATGTAGTCTGCCGCGGGACTTGGGAAGCCACACGGTACTAAATAACTGAAAAATGGCAGATAAATAATTTCGCGCAACTCTGTAGGTCTGAAAAATTCCATAATCCATACCCAAATACTGTTTTTATATACAGTAGTTTAATTTGAATATACGCGCAAGATACAGGAGTCGCTACGGCTGTTTAATTATTCATCTCTTCGTTTGTAAGTTTCTCTCTCAATTCAAATTATGGGTTTTGTAAATTTTCTGGTGGTATTGCCATATGCGCATATTTAAGCCAGTTTAGAGGCCGGGAACTTTCTGTACAGCGTCGACAGCCCCACATCATAAATAATCGCTACACATTATTACCATCTGTCCGCCCTTCTTTCATCCTGGCTTCCTCCATAGCGATACGAGTAGCCTCTTGTTTCTTATTCCAGATGCTGTTTTCCGGCATTTCCACACGTACAGACACAAAAGAATCTGCAGGAATGTCGACTGGTTCACCATCAGCAACAGTTTCAGTAAACATGCCGCTAATATCAGTATTACCTATTCTGTTCTGAGCAAACGGAGGTGCTGAGGGATGAACCCGGTGATACGTTCTGACCAGTACCGAACCGTCAGCATTGACCTCATAATCGATCCAGATGCGAGCAAGTTTATTTCGGTCTACGGGGATCTCAAATCCACCGTCAATCCCTCCCCATGCTGCATCTGCATTAAGGCCAGTGCACCCCTCGATAAGGTACTCGCCAGTCTGTATCCTGGTTACGACCACACCTTCTGATTCATCATTCGTTTCATAACCTCCATCAGAGAAAATTCTGACAACCGGCGATGCCTGTTTAATAAATCCATTACCATCAACGACAGTGTTGCTATTATCCCATAGCAACCTCACTACCATACGGCCCGCAGACTCACTACCTGATGCCACCGCAATTTTCCCCGCAGGGCTATACGGCAACGATAATGATGCCCAGGTATCCCCGGTCCCAACCCATATGGTCGGGCTGTATTGCGCAATACTTTGATCACCGTCGCCAAGAAAACCATTATTTCGATATGTCCTGAGTCCGCTACCTGACATTGCGACCTGAACTGCACCAAAGTCATTGACTTCAAATGCATAGGCACCATCTTTGGCACCAATACCAAAAGACCCAACCGTCATTATGTCACCGGAATTTAACCCAGTGTTTTTCGAAGCAGCAGAACCGAGATCACTGGCGTTGGCCTTTTTATTTAGTTCTGTCGTAATGCCATTCCACGCAGGTCCGTTCCACGCAGAACCATCAGGTAACTTGACTGTTATGTTGCCGGTTCCACTAAAAATGCTTTGCCAGTTCTGCTTATCGTAATTCAGTCCTCGCAATGCCTCAGCGCTTTGGGCCACCAAGGCAGCCGTGACCATGTTCAAAGCAACACGAGGCACGGCAGACCACGCAGCGCCGGATTGTGTCGGGCCTGTGTAAACACTAACCAGCGTCAGTGATGTATTGTTATTTACTGATTTAACCGGAAGTGTATAAGGGATGCCGCCGACAGTTACGACAATAAAATCGCCAGCAGCAAGTTCTGCTGTAAACGCTGTGCCGCTGCCAGTAACAGCATCTGTGTCATTGGTAAGAGTTAAGGTTCCTGCTGACATGAATATTTCCTCAATACATATCCGGAAGGACAAGAATTGGCATATTGATATTTTGATTAAATGTCATATCAAATCTGTTGTCATTGTAATTACCAACAACCTGATTATACGCTGACCGGATGCTTCCACCTGACATTACCACGCCCTTTTTCCTTATATTAAAATATCCATCCACTCGTCTTGACTGCGCACCTGTAAATACTATCTGGCAATATTTATCACCTATATATTGATTATTGTCTGTTACCGTTAGCTGCTGGTCATATACAAATGGGCGCTTCACTGTTGAAAATGTTACCTGTCCTGCTGAATTTGTCATGGTAATGCCATCACCGGCTACAGGCGCGGTATTATTGAAAATTACCAGTTCCATTGTTACAGATGCGGAAACATCATCCCGTCCTGAGTAATTGATGTCTCTTACAATAATATTTGCTCCGTCAAATCCTACAGACACATTATTGTTATCCCACTTCCCGAATGGTATTCCTGATACGGGAAGCGCCATCGAGCCGTTGACTGTCACCGTGCCAACGTAAGCACATGTCATTAATCTTGCCTGATTCGAAATTGCAGTGAAATCAGTAGAGTTGGAAACGAGAAGTCCTTCGTTGTAAGTAGCAGCAGGGAGAATTTCAAATACAGTTCCTGCCCAGTTTGGTATTCGCTGGTAGTTTCCCCTGTTTGTACCGTTAACAGTCACACCGTTGTCTCCGTTTCTTGTAACGGATGTCATATATATCGGTAAAACTATCCATGTCTGATTGTCTGCGAACTCCTGAACGTCAACCGGCCGTGTCGGTAAAACAAAAACTGTGGAGCCTGACGTTAATGTAGTATTAACTTGAAACTGGTTTGCCCCCGTACCGTAACCAGCAAAACTTGTGCAGAATGACGGGGCACGGAGCCCCGCGGTAATCGCCATCGCAGGACGGCTATCATTATAATCTATCAGTATTCCTTCCGGCATATTTTGTCCTACCATCGCCCAACGACAACGCGCCCGCCACCCGGTAGATTTACCGTGACGCCATTGCCATTTATAACAACCGTGTTGTTTTCACCGTTAAAGGCAAACTGGCCACTGTCAGCGTAAAGTTTGCCATGCAATTCAGCATTTCCATTTTTATCAATGCGCCAGCCAGTTGAACCCGCAACGAAGTTATTCGACTGGATGTAATTACCAATTTTGGCATTGCTAATGCTGCCATCCTGAATTAACGCATCACGGATAAATACATGTCCGTTATAGACGAAAAACGCAGCGGTATAGTTTCCAGGATCAATTCCGGAATAAATGCCGAACTGATCTGCGGCAAATACAACTGTAGATTTATAGCTATTCCCCGATGGCTCGATAGACATGCCGAATCCGGTGTTATATTTCACACCGTTCCTGACAATCCCCATATTAAGTGTGTAAGAGGCTTTTGCAGTCCCATCACTATTTACCTCAGCTGTCATCTTCTGGTTAACGGCTGATGTAAGGCTACCTTCAGGGCCAATCTGCGCCTGAACATATGTGGACAGGTCAGCAAGCCCCTTTTCGGCAGTCGCCACCGTGGTTTTCACGACCAGGATATCGGCACGTACCTCACCGTACTGCTGATACTGGTGCTCAACAGTGCCGTGGTTCGCCAGCGCGTTCGACATGATACCGTCCAGGTTGGTGTTGACACCCTGCTGAACATTTTTAAACGCATCTGATTCGCGGATCTGCTCATCAATGAGTTCTATCATTCCAGGAATGTCTGATGACGCCTGACCTGATGCCTCAACGAACTCCGATACCCCGAAAGCATTTTTGGTGCGGACATAAACGTAATACGTCTTATCAGCCTGTAGACCATGAAGCGTCCACTGGTTAGAGCGCCCGAGGAACTGAGCCTGGTCTTCAATATCGTCAGGATTGACAATCTGGTTCTGCCCGGAGTACCAGAACTCAAACGATGTGTCTGTCGTTGCCGTAATGCGCATGACAGGCACAAGGTCAGCAGAGAACAGGCCGGGAGTCCAGACAACGCCGGATGGCGCTGGCGGCGCACCAATAACCATGTTTACCTGCGTCTCCGCCCCTTTCATTCCGTTTTCGTTGCGACCGCGTACGCCGAGAGTGTAACTCCCTGCTTCCAGCCCGTAGAAATCGTAGCGGAACTGGTCTGTTTCATACTGAGCAACAACCTTGCCTTCATCGTTGTACACGTACAGTTCGAACATCAGTTTTTTGGTGGTGGTAGCTGTCTCCCATGTAGCAGTAACCTGAACAGTCTCAGAGTTGGTGTTGATGATGCGCAGGTTCTCTACGTTCGGCACTCGATACCCGTTCAGTGTATCGTTGGGAACTTCAAACACGGCACCTTCATCAACAATGACCTGTTTGTTCGGGTCATGTTGTGATGCAGTGATGCTGTAGACCGAGTTGTTATCGGTCTCTGCAATGCTAAGGATGCGGAATAGTCTGGTAGAAACGTTACTGGTAGATATGGCAAATACAGTACCGTCACGAACCCATGCTGGAGTCGTTTTCAGCGTCACCACGTTGCCGGAAATGCTGCCAATCTCGTATTTAACGAACTTCCCGTTGCTACCCATGATTGACATGGTGTCGCCGTCTGATATCAGGGATGAATCAACCGCGTCCACGGTAATTCTGTTACCTGCATGCGACATAATGCGGCCACCAAGACGCGCACCAGCATAGTTTTTATCCATGATTTCAACGATATCACCCGGCGTGAAGTGGATAGCATCGCGCGCCATCTGGAAAGACAGTCTGCTGCTTTCCCGTTTCGCCGTTTCAAGAAGCCATTTCCCAGCGCGCCATGCCTGACCGCGAGACGTGCAACCGAATGCTTCAATTGTTGTTTCGTTGTAGTTTCCTCGAGCGATCATCTCATCGTCGGAAACATATTCTTTTACCTGCTCCCACCCGTTATCCGGATCAGTCCATGACACAACAACGGCATTGTATTTCTCTGAACGCTTCACGGAGCTACGCTTGAACTCGCCATCAACCACGTTAGCATTCGTGATTGTTGCAATCGGGTCCTGTGGCGCATCCAGCATGACAGACAGTCGCATCCCGTCCCACAGTGCTATACCGCGAAACATGCTCGCTATCTTGTCGAGAATGTCACGCGCACTCACCTGCTCGGTAATATAGGCATTCAGCGTCATCCTTGGTTCCTGCCCGCCGTAGCCATCGTTAACAAGCTGATCGCAATACTGTGAGAGGACGTACAGCGCACCGTCATCTATATCGATATAACCGGCACGTTTCGCCAGGCCAAAACGGGTATTCCTCGCCAGTTCACGGAACAGCCACGCCGGGTTGTTAGTCCACGCTTTTTTGAATCCGCCAGTCCATAGCCCTGAGTAAGTTCTGGCTATCGGATCGTAGTTGTCAGGAACGTCCACAATCAGGCCGCGAAGATGGTATGTGCGACTAGGGGTGTCGGTGTATTGGTCACGGTCAATAACTGCACCCGCAATGGCGGAGAACGGATAGCTAAGGTTGTCGTCGGTGATCTCGCTGTAGCTGTTCCAGATGGTGCCGTTTGACAACAAATCACTTGTGCTGTCCGGCGTAATTCGACGCACACGGATATCGAACGGTTTAGTTTCCGGCGCGTCAATCAGGTGTGCTTCAAGATATTCACCTGAGATTTTCCCTGTGATGGTGACGGTCTTTTCGATTACCCACCCAGATGAACCGGTGCGACTTTCAAGCACCAGCGTTACAGAGGTGTTTTTCTGGTTGCCTTTGGTGTCCTGCTCAACAAGCCCGGTGACGCCAACGTTAAACCGAACGCGGGTCACGTCATTATCCGTAATGGTACGCACCAGCGGCGTATCGTAGGTCACCTCTGTGTTGACGATGGTTGTCGCCTCGATTGCCGAGAAGCCGTTAATCGGCTCCTGAGTTTCCGAGCCGGGTCTCCATGCCACGCTGACGCCGTTGATGCTGACGTTTCCGTTTGCATCGGTGACTGGCGTCTTGTTCAGTTTGAATGATGACAGGTGCTCCTGGTCTACCGGACCTGCAATTGGCCCCTCGCTGATAAGGTCGAGCACCCGGTAAAATTGTTTTGATTTGAGGTTATCGTCAAGAAGGGTTGGGGTTGATGCTTTGCCGCCACCTGAAGACATATTGCCACCTTAGCTAATTGATTCTGTCCAGTCCGCGTTATTAGAAGTGTCGATGCCGAGAGAAATGACGTTAGAACCAACTTCCATTTCCCCGAGGAGTATCGGGACGGGTCGCCCCTGCCCGACACGGTTTTCTGCACTGGTAAATGAGTTATTCGTTAGCGTGTTTGTCTCAGCCGCTTCCGCTGACGTTTTAGTTTTCATGTTGCGGGACATGTATACCGAGTACGCAATTGAAGCCACGCTGACAGCAACCGCAATCCATGCCGCAGCAGCGGCAGTGAGAGCGCCTTCGACTACCGGCACAAACAGGACTACAGAACCATCTTTCAGGTGGCGATCCAGATGCCATTGCATAGCCGATACTTCAACATCCTCACCCGCTATTCGGAGCCGAAGTTTTGTATTGAGGAATGCTTTTTTGAATTCGTGATTCTGGGCAAGAAGCAGGCGCAGCCCCTGAGCGGGCGTATCTACGTTCAGAGGGATTTGGCGGTAAAATCGGCGTAAACTGCCAGCAAATTTAAAGATGAGCACTGTTCATGTCTCCATATAGAATGCATCTGCTTAACATATGCCGGACGCATTGGCTCTCTCCGGCTCAGGTGTCCGGCGTGGTCGTGGTGAAGTACCATGTTTTCTTCGAGGAGAATCATTGCGTGGCAAGGGTCAGCGCCGGGGAATGGCTGCCTGATGATGACGTCACCTGGTTGCTCTTCGCCAATCGATACCTGGCGGAAGCCGTTGAGAGGCATGTTGTTCAGATAAAGATTTTCACCACGTAACCACCACCCATTAGTGCGTTCGAAGTCAGGAAGGTCAATTCCGCAAAGATGATACGCATCCCTGAACAGGGTGTAACAGTCCATGACACCATGCTTGAACTTGCGCCCCAACAGCAATGGAACAGGCCTGAATTTCATAATCACACCATCGCAAGCCAGCCACCACGGAAGTCCACTGGATACCTGTGCATTGCGGTCTGCTCCTGACAGAAAAGGCACTCTTCCCGGATGCGAGTGAAATACAGCAGTCACCTCTCCCTCGTCCTCGGCTGACAGCCATTCATCATCGCTGATACGGAAGTGTTTTCCCGGGTCAGGGTGTATATTCCGGCAGCGGTATAGTCGTTCACCATCAATAATCAGTCCACACACTTCATCCTGCGACGATGCCGCATATTCTAGTAACTCTTGCATCAGGAAACCTTCTGAGAGCCGGGGAAGCTGCTGATTGGCATTGGTTCCGGTCGCGGATAACGGAAACGGCAGCCGCTACGGCGGTGAGAACACTTATCTTTCGCCGGGTCTGCGGTTGGATTATCGCGCTCATCTGCAACTGGCGGCCCGTCATATCCACACCCAACGCCGCGATACTGCCACTGGCACACGTCAGCCAGAATAGTGCGAGCCGGGATAATGGCGTTATCGCAGTCAATCGGTGTCGCCAGCGTGTAGGTCACCTGTTCAAACGTCTCTTCCGTCATCTCCTCGACAACGTAGCGGGAAACGGCCTCCTGTGTAGGGTCTGCATCAGGATTACCGTTCGGAAAGTTAACCTCATCAAGATATTTTACCGGCACCTGACGCCTGGTGATTACCACGCCAAGCATGTCATCAAAATCGTGGTTAATCCCGGTAATCAGGCCGGTCACGTTCGCCACAACCATTGTTGGCCTGGCATAGGTCCCTTCGTTCTTTGACTCGAATCCTTCCACTGCTATCGGGTAAGCCTGGTACTGGTTGCCCTTCCAGATAACATTACCGTAATAGCCATTTGTACCGGAATGGAAGCGGATAAGGTCACCGCCATATGGTTGCAGGTCTGCTTCGAAAAGGTCAATGAAAGCGCCGACTCCGACATCGACGCTATCAATAATCATACTGGCTGGTATGTCGCGCACAGCAATCTCCCATAAAAAAAGCCACCCGGAGGTGGCTACTGTCTGAATATCAGGGTGTTGCTAATCAATAACCCTGGTTAATGTATGCGTTCAGCCCGTCAGTGGTGGGACACTGGCGCACTTAATGAAGGAGGGATGGCTGATTACCTCATTTAGGAGACAAAATGGAAAGAACAATTAACGATCTGATCCGTCAGGTTAATGACCTAAAGAAAGAAAATCAGAAAATCAAGGTGGCCTCAAATTTCTTACTTTACAGCATTGTTTCAGCACTAGACGAGCGAGGCGGTGATGAAAAATTTAGCGATTCACTAAAAGCAAAGCTTAATGACGAACTGAGTAAAATTACTATGGGAGGCACATCAGTGCCAAAGCATGCAATCAATGAACTTATGCAACCACCGGTGAGAGCTATGTTTGGTAATAATCAGCCAGAACCGTTCTTGAAATAAACACTTAATCCGCCGCCTCCAATTTGTCAGCAATATCACAGATTAGTGAGGCGGCCTTTTCAATCGCCTCCATCTCATAAGCAGAAAGGCTCGCATCGCCTTTTCGCTCCATTTCAATCTCCATACTGAATAACAGTAGCGATGGCATTTGTGAAGAATATACACCTAATCCCACCGATACAGTTTCGTTAACTAAATAAAGTGACTTAACTTTTAGGATGTATTTGTTCATTTTGTGCTCCTCGCTTCTCAGGTCTAAATTCATAACATCTCCCCTTATCGTGGTACTTGTTCAAACGTTGCCGTCAATTCAAATAGCGGCCCCGTCTTCGTTAAACTCCAGGAGCGGCAGACAAATAGCGCCTGAACTCCGGTATCAGATGGCGTCCAGTAAAACGCTTCTACCGCCATTCGAGCCCTGAGAAATGCCTCAGCATCCTTCGCGGAGTTGCTACGGCAAGATCCGCTGACGCCGCGAAAGGTGAGCGAGTATTTATCCATGAGCGGATTGATACCCTTGGTCTGGCGCTGCTCGTAACCGTCACCGAGCTTAACAACGGCTACGTTTGGGGTACGTTCAACCTGGTACGCTCGCTGTGGTGTCCATGTGAATGTTTCTGGCACGATTACCTCCGTAGTAACCCGTTAGGGCGTTGCTGGTCACGGATAGTGTTCAGGCTCACCTGCTTCATCATCTGGGCCATCTTAGCCATGGTCGCATCGTCTATGCCGCCGGTGGTGTTAATTTCGAAGGTAATGTGCTGAACTACGCTGCTGCCACCACTACCACTTCCATGCATATCTCGGTTGCTAATCACCCGCCCGTTATCACCCGGTATCATGTACTGACTACCATTGCTGGCCTGAAATATTTCAGGCTTTCCGTGCTCGCCTACCCGATACATAGAACCTGCATCTACAGGCCCTCCGTTGTAGCGAGCACCTGCCACCGCCATTCCTTTTGCAGCCAGCAATGAACCGGCATATGCAGTCTGGCCAACAGCAGCAGCGCTACCCATGGTTGCGATTGAAGCGCTCATTGCGGCCGGAGCCCATGCAGATGCAGCAGCGGTAGCCTGAGCTATCGTCGATGCCAGTGATGCAGCAGCAGCGGCCTGACCCATTAACTGACTCTTGACCCACTCGATCCCCATCTGCACCAGACCACCAACCACGCTGTTGAGGATTGTCGTGCCGATGTTAGCGAATGCTTCCTGAAGACTCTGGGTGCCACCAATGAGACCGGTAAGGGCATTAGTCGCGCCACCTTGAAGGGAATCAACAGCCGCGCCAAGCATGCTATTAATCTCGCTTTGCTGCTGCCATTCCTCCCACATTGCCGCCATGCGTTTCTGACGGTATTGTTCTTCAATTCCGGCCCGAACAGCTTCAGCCTCAGCAATCCTTTGTGGGTAAAGGCGCGCGTACTCATCAAGCTGTGCCTTCTGCTGAGCAAAAGCATTATCAACCGCAGCGACTGGTGAAGCCTGTCCCTGTAGATTTGTGAAGTTTTGCTGTGACTGTTTGCGTTTACGCTCTTCTTCCGCCGCAGCTTTTGTTGCCTGCTGTATTTTCCATATGGATTCCGCTTGCTGTTCAGCTTTGGCAATCTGCTCTGCTGATGCTTTGTTACCAAGCGCAACAACAGCATCGTATTTCGCTAATTCGAGCGAGCCATCGGCGTAACCAGTGTTCAGGCGATCGAGTGCGGCTTGCTGTCTGGCGAGAGACTCTGTTGCTTCATCAGCCTGTTTCTTGGTGGACTTCCCACCCCCTCCTTTTCCTCCCTTATTGTTATCGGTCTGAGGTATCTCCACATGCGCTGTTTTTTCAGCCTGCCCATAAAGCCCTTTTAAATCCCCGGTAAGATTGGCAATTTTCTCGCTTAATACATCGACTTGTTTTGGAGGTTCATCTCCTATAAGCCCGTCAGCTAAAAGTTTTCCAATATATCCAGGATTAAGTTTTGAAATAGCACCAGCGAGAGACCATAGTTTATCTGCAGTTGATGTTGACGAGTCTCCGAGTAACTCGATGTATTTTGCCAATCCATCAATGACAGTAACTGCTGCACTTGATGCTCCAGTTGCGTCATTTATTGAGGAGACAAGTTTTGCAAATGATGTTTCGAGAGAGCCGGTAGCTTGTGATAATGAACGTGGAAGCTTATTAAATTCCTCGTTAACAACTGTCGTTCTGTCCTGTATAGCATTAAGAGCATCTTGCGCTGTCAACTTTCCATTGAGCATTCGCTGACGCAACTCGCCCATGCTAATACCCATACCAGCAGCAATCTGTCTTGCTAACTCAGGCATCTGTTCGAGGATTGAGTTAAATTCTTCTGCTCTGACAGTGCCTGACGCAATTGACTGTCCAAACTGGCGAAGAGCATTCGACATTTCTTCTGTCGAGTTTCCGCCTATGCGACCAATTTTTTGCAGCGTATCGGTAAGATTTAATACCTGAGCATTCGATGCGCCAGCTTCTTTAAGAGACGATGTCAATGTTTCCCACAGTTTGGTTGTATCCGACAGACTGGCGCCTGTTTTTGACGATATTTGCGTCAACGACTGAAACGTTTCTTTTGCTGTGGAGGCATCCGTTGAAAGCCTTGCTATCCTTGCCTGGAGTTGTGTCATGTTGTCCGCAAGCTCAAGGAACTTCTTCCCCCACTCAACAATTAACGCAACAGAAATGGCGGCAGACAGCTTGCTTATTGTCGTAGACAGCTTTGACGCAGAATTATCAGCCTTCTTAAACCCAGTATCCATGTTATTGGTTACAGATGTAACCTGCTTATCTGCACGCAGCAGCTGAGCAGTATCAGCCTTAATTACATATTCAATATCACCTACGTTCTCGGCCATTTCATTTTCTCCTGGCAATAAAAAACCCGCCGGAGCGGGTTACGATTTACAAAATTTGTAATTATGGCCGCATAACCTGATTGACTTACTTCCGTCTGTCGACCAAGCCTCGATTGATTTTACGTAAACGGCCTTATTTTTTGCATCAATATCAAAGAAAACAATACCTTCTTGGTAATTCAATGGTTTTTCTTTTCCAACGATATTCCTGAAAGTCGCCGAAGCTCCATAGGTATTGTCATTCTTCCTTTCTGAAACCTTGGAGCTTCCCCCCTGGACAATGAAGCATGACGCTGATTTATCTCCGCATAAAGCCATTGAAAGTTCCCTTTTCCCTAACTGGAAAGCCTCGTCCTTGGTTGGCGGAGTATCATAACACCCAGTCAACGTCAGCATTGATGCCAAGAGAATTGTTTCTCGTTTCATATCCCTATCCCCTTTGGTAAAAGATGAGGGAATCGTATCAGGGATCGGAGCAACAGGAAAACCCGCAGTTAAGCGGGTTGGCAAGGATGGCCAAAATCTGGACCATCACGATTTCAGTGATAGTTTACTTACGCTACATCAGCGCCGTGGATCAGATGGCGCAGCGCTTCAATCCCGTTTGAGTTGTAACGGAACGCTTCGACCTGCTTACTGGAGTGAGCGGACTTGTCCAGGAAGAATTTGCCATACTGCTCCGTCTTGAGGTTGTTAGCGTTGGCAATGCGACCTATTTTATTGGCGCTGACACCTATTTTCTCACCCGCTTCTGCTGCGGTGTAGTAATGCTCTTCAATCACCGGCAAGGGGATCGCGTCATAACCGATAATCGGATTAATCAGCGAAGCCGCCAGCGTCTGGTGGGACATAGGGTCAAGACGGGGCAGCATCACCATTAACTCACGAGCGGATGCGATATTTTTTTCCAGCGCCAGCGCTTTCAACTGCTCGGCCTTTGCAAGACGGTATTCAGGAAGACCGGAATTACTTTGCGCAGGAATCTGGATGGTTTGCATATCTTCCAGTTTATCGACCAGTGAGCGACGCACCGATTTTTATTCACGAGCGGCCACTCGAAGGGCTTGCTTAATTGACATAACAACTTTTTCAGAGGTTGTTTTGTTTGCTTTTTGAACTACGAAAATTTCGTAGTGCTCACCTTCAAGCTCATCCTTAATGCGTCCAATAAAGTCGTTGTTGCGGACTTCTTTTTCACCGCACTGTTTACGAGCCTGATTTACCATCTCAAGCAGGTACTGGCTATCAATGGTTTTATCCGTGACAACAGATCCGAGGTTTGCTACATTCTTAGAAGTCATTCGACATTCCTTATATGATGATAGGGTTTGTGACATAGGCCGCCAGCAGCCACTGGCGGTTTTTCTTTGGTTAATCAGTGCTTCCTGGTTATTAACTCGTTAAGGTTATATTCCTCAAACTGACTCAGCATCAGCACGCCTTCCTGCTCTTGTGCCTTTAACTCAAGCAATGCGCGCTCCATTTCTGCAATAAGCGGCTCAAAATCACCGTGGCGGCGGACGACGCGGCGAATAACGTCTTTCTCGAACGCATATACAGCGCTATTAAATGCCGATGTGATTTTCATGATGCGGCGGCACTCCTCACCCAAAACAGGTAAATCGTCCACAGTAAATGGCTGCGGCGATGGTCTGCCTGTAGCTGTGCGTAATGCATACCAGACACCATTGCTCCATGACTGCTTTAATCTCATGCTGTCTGTCATCAGCCAAATAAGACGTTTGAGATTATTCATATCATTAGGTGTCAACGGCTCTGCCGCTGGCTGACACTCATAACGCCCGGATTTGCGGATCGTAGGAAGAACGTCATTGAATACCCAATCCTGAAATTGTTTGGCTTCCTGTTTGTTACTGCGGAAAATGACGCGGTAGAGATTTGGTTCGTTGACGTAAACTAACTGCTGTTTGCCGCCATCTGTAAGGGTGTAGATTTTATCTACCCCCTCTTTATCGAGCTGCTTCGCCATCAAATCGCGAGGGTTAGCAATGCACAGCACACCGCAAACATCTTTCAGGCAGAACCACGGTTCACCGTCGATTACCTGAATTCGTACATCATGAGTTTCATGGAAATTAAATGTTACTGCCGCAACAACAGTATTTTCGTTCTTCGATAATTTTGATATACTTTTCATGTCGATATTTCCTAGTCGGTTATTTTCGATAGAGACCCGGTTAGTGTTCGCGCACAGCCGGGTTTCGTTATTTTTAGAGAGCATTCTGCATTTTCTCCCGGAACTTCAACCACCAAGCCAGTCCCTGAACCAACACTGAGTTTTCTGACATCCCCTCTTCCTCGGCGATGCGTTTCACCTCTTCCTTAAAGCGGTACGGATACCGAAGAGTTGTCTTCACTTCATTCTTTTCCATTGATCACTCCTTTTACGTAATGGCATTATGCCTTGAAAGCATAATGCCATTATTGAATATAAATAGCAATATGCCATCATTGCTTTTTTTGAGGTGATGTTATGGCTGAAAAGCAGGTTAAAGATTACGAAAAGTTCGTTGTGCGTTTCCCTGACGGGATGAGAGATGCCATAGCCGAACGCGCCAAGCGTAACGGCAGGTCGATGAACTCAGAAATCGTGCAGATACTCGAGGATGCCTTATCTTCCGAGACACCATCAGAAGATGAGTCTCTCGACATGAAGCAAATACGTGTTTTGCTGGATAAGATAGCCAATGAATTATGGAAAGGTAAAAAGCCCACCTGAGTGGGCTGTACGCACCATTCATCACGCCGCCGCATACAGAAGCTTCATCTGCCCTTTAACAGGAAATGCGGCCATGCAGCGGGCTTCGAAGTCTCGATAATCGGAACAACCATTAGCAATACTGGTCACAGCAATAATCTGATTCTCAACCAGTTTAAGCGCGTCTGGTTTAAGATGTTGGTGGATTTTCTCACCGATCGCCAGTCGTGCTTTAACATCCGCGTAGACTTCAGCAGGCAGGACCGGACCGTAAATCCACTTAGCGCTAATCAGGCTGAATAACATTGGTTTTCGGTCATTTCTATGGCGTGGAAGCCCGGTCATTCTGAATAGTGCATCATACAGCGGGTCATTAAAACGCTTTTCCCACGAAGACGGATCGCTAAGCAGAAAGATTGCCTTAATGCGCTCATCATCAGCAGGTGCTGTATGGCCGCGAATAATGGCGTCTATTTGTTCGTCACACCAGATTTCAAAATCGACGGAAAGCCAGCGTGCAAAGCGAACAGCCAGTTTTGGATGCAGCCATGTTCCGCCGCCACGATCTTTACGCGCCCGACTGGTTTTTACATACGGGATTTTCCCGTATCTACGCTCAAGCCCTTGAATATATGATTCAGTTTCCGGCAGACGGAGGAATTCATTTGGCACTTTATCGAATTTTTCCGCTGCTGTTGTTGCATCAATCCAGCCATCCTCATAGAAGCGCATCGAGTGGCCTTCGAAATCAACTGGGATAATGTTAGACATCGTTCCTTCCTTTTTGGTGATATGAGCCAGTTCCCCAGATATGGACAGCCCAAGAGCGGCACGATGGAAGCCACCGTCCTATCTCTGTCTCATATCCCGAAAAGGGCTCCTGGTTTGATTTGCGCGGGGAATGCGCATTTACTGCGGATACAAAAAAGCCCCGCGGATGCGAGGCATTGTCTTAAAAGTCACTTGTCGAATTTCTTAAGGCGAGAGATTTTTAGTGCGGCCCATGCCTCTGCGCATCCATCGCCAGCATTTGTTCTGCCCAGTCCATGACTTCGTCGTACTTCTCCTGAGTGGGTACTTTGGCTTTCTCTTTCTGCGGGAACTTGGCGTTCATGGCGGCGCGGAAGCTGGTCATTGTCATATTCCAGGCGTCTGACTCACTCATGCCGAGGTGAGCAACAGCGGTGTAGACGAATGACCGAACATCGAATTTGTCGCTGTATTCACCTTTCTTTCCTTCGAATTCTTCCGGTGGCTGGTCGCCCATTACACCATGAAGAATCAGATGGCGGGCAATCTGGATAACATCCTCGATCGGGATGGCTCCCGGCTTGAACAGAAGTCGTCCCGCACTAGTCACCGAGTAGGAACCGATAACTTCAGCAACGTCACCTTCAGAACAGCGCTTGACTACGTTGGCTGCAGCTGCCGCCATTTCAGCAAAGCAGCGGGCATTAGCCGCTTTTAGTGTCTGGGGGTCAGCAATTCTGTGCTTTGGGTAATGGCCCGCATGAACTTTCACGAAAACATCAACGATTTGTTCAGGCGTTCCGATTCGGGACATAGCCAGAAATGAAGGGTTGAGAAATATCTCTTTGTCGCCGGCGCGAATGACAACCTGGCCGATATCGGTAATTGCTTTCATGAATTCCCATAAGAAAAAGGAGGACGGAGCCTCCTGAGTAAGAAATTACGATGCGTTGACAGTCACCGTGGCCGGATTGGTGGTTACACTGGCTGCGGTGTTGGAACTAATCTGACAAGTATATGAACCAGAATCGCCTGTTGTCGCACTGGACTTAGTATATGTAGCTGTCGTACCACCGGAGCTCACATTGGTTCCGTCTTTTTTCCATTGATAAGTCAATGACGAGCTATCTGAAACAGTAGCTGCAACTGTCAGATTCAGGGTGTCGCCAGCAGTCAGTGTTTTACCCTGCGGCTGGGTGGTAATGGTAATAACTGCCCCGACATCACGCACATCAACCTGACCTGCACTTGATGCCTCAATGGACCACGTTGCCACATCATCGTGTGGAGCTTCATCACTCCATGAAGTAACCATGAATGGTCCTTCGGTGATATCGTTTGGAGAGATGATTTTGAACCACACATACGGCTGGTTGCTGGTCTCCGCTGGCGGGTTATAAACGTGACGCTTCAGCGCGTTTTGCGCGTATACATCCTCTTTGCGGGTAACGCCGTCACCAGAGAACGAAATGTTTTTGTAGGTTACGAGATTTTCCTGCGTATACGCTGCGCTCATATCAGCGGTAGCGTCTGCAGTATCCCATTCTGCGGAAACAGTCTTCCCGCGCATCATGCCAAGGCGCTTATAGTCACCGTTGGATGGTTGTGATTCTGGGCAGCCAATCGCGTAGTAAACGACGACATCGCGCCCTGTAAAAGCACCCGCTTCACATGCCATGTCTTTATCTCCGTGTTATCGGGAAATGATGGTTTTAAAGGAAATATCGAAGAGGTAACGGCCTTCTTCGGTCTGGATGGCGGAGATACCGCCGATTGGCTGCATCGAGATGATGCACTCAGTCTGGTAGTCGTCGATCATCGCCTGGCGGATTGCATCAGCGCGGTCTTCAACTTCGTTAATATCGCTGTCGTTCTGTCCTGACAGAACAAGGATGCGAAAAAAGTCTCGCGTTATGGCTTCCTCAGGATTGCCACCGCCGTTTTGCTGGATTACAAGGTATCTTTCCCCTTCCGTACCTTCCAGCTCGTTCCAGAAGCGTTTCTGGACGCGGTAGCCGACATCAAACCAGTGAGATTGTAACCACACTCTCAGCGCGTCATACACCTCGCTACGCGTCATACTTTGTATCCTTGCCTGATGATGGCCTTAATCTCGTTGAGCCCATCTCGCTCGAAGCCTTTACGGAGAAAGTCCGGCTCACCGTTAGGGTCCCAGTAATTCCCGCTACCGTCCGGCCTTGGCTTACCTTTTAGCTTTCCCTTTGCAGCATTAACCGCGGCTGCATAATTAGCCGTATAACCAACTCTGCCAATCATTCCTGACGGTATTGGTTCGAGCTTCTTGTACTGACTATTTATGAGGGTCGACGACTTAACGGGGGTAATTACAGCGGCATGATTGGCGCCGGCATTCATCACCAGATAGAGAACCTTCTCCGTGCGTATGCCAGCTATGTCACTAAGTACCCGGTGGGTATTCATCTGGACGCGCTTGATACCTTTAACGGGCATGATTACCTCACGTCATGATTTTGTAATCTGGCTCTTCGCCGAAAAATGACATATCCCAGTCGGTTACGGCCCTGATAACGTTCGCGCCGGCTTTAAGCGGATCTGATAGCGCCGTGGTGTCACCTCTGGCGATGTACCAGTCTCGCTGTGGCATGCTTGCGGTGACGCCATTACGCTTCAGCTCAGTGAAGAAAATCAGGTTGGTGGTGAACTCTTTACCACTGGCATCAACAGCAACTTCATTGTTCGCCGTCCAAGTGCAGTCAATCAGATATGGGGTGCCGTTTGTCCAGGTGTTGTTCCAGTCGTCATAGACGCGAGGATAGACAGTGGCGACGTTGGTATAACACCACTTAGCCGTGACTGACACTATCATCCTCCCACCGGATAACCTCCGGGCTCTCAGCGGCCACCTTTCGGCACAGCAAATACCATTCACCGTTGCTTTTAACGTACCCTGTAATTCGCCTTCCGCTATCAGTGATAACCCAAACCTTTACGAATGGCTCAGGAAGTCTCTGCCTGACCGATATTAAAGCCATCAGCGGCTCCCGTTACACATGCAACCGCCTTTGCCTATCCAGATACCTGCGAAAGCGGTATTTGTTGGGTCAGGGGGGATGAGGCCATTGGCACAACCGAATTTGTCAGCGCCACGCAACAGTGATAAGGCCCCCTTCCATCGGTCAGCAAAAGACTGATACCGAAATGAACGAGATGCGCCGTTAGGCGCGGTCTGAGAGCTGATGTATCTATCACCCTGCCCCAACGCCATTAAACCCAGTAAATAGGACTGAATTAGCAGCGCCGTTGCGGGCGGGTAATGTGCATCGAGGCACTCCTGAATGCTGTTAGCCTGCTCTACGATAGCCTGCAGAATGAAATCTGGCAGCGTGATACCCACTGACTCCAGATATTCCTTGGCCTGTTCTGTGGTAATCATGCGAGCCTCTTATAGCCCTCCGAAGAGGGCATAAAAAAACCGCTTTCGCGGCTATTCGTTTTTACGGGGTCGGCCTGATTTCGCTTCTGGAGTTGCCGGTGTTAGGTCACTACCCGCCTCTCCACGCATCAGACGAACGTTCGACTTCAGGGCTGGATGCAGTTCTTTTATATCCACCACATCGCCAACCTTTACGCCGAACCATGGTCGTACAACTTCGTATTTAGCCATACCATTTCCTTACACAAGGTTAGCGCCATAGACAACTCCGGACAGGCCTTGGTCGTCTGCGGTGATTTGCAAACCTTCAGCAGACATGATCTGGAAGTTGTAGTTAACGTTAGGTAACGGACGCGGCAGCGGCACGACGCCAACAGCCATACCAACCAGCGGAGAAATGATGTCCTGACGGCGAACATAGGCAATGAACTCGTTGCCACTCAGCGCAAAGGTCGGGCGAATTTCACGAACAGGCGCAAATGGCAGCACAGCATTCAGTACGTTGCCGCTAACTACGCCGTTTACTACATACGGTTGAGCCAGGTTAGCCCAGATTTCAGGTGACACCCACATCACATCATACTGAGCGACTTTGTTGGCGCGCGCCAGCGTACCAAATGCGCCTTTCCCGAAGAAAGCAAACAGTGCTGTCATATCGGCAGTGGTCAGGTCTATATTTGCGCCACCCGAACCAGAACCCAGGTTGATCTTCTTGGTGTTACGGTGGTTTTTGATACCCTGTGCCGGGTAGGACTGCACCTGAATATTCGGGTCGCCGTTCAGATAGTAGTTGACACGCTTCTGGTTAAACTTGCGCATTTTAGCCATCTGCGAATCCAGCACAAGGTCAATACCTACAGAGTTAAGACCAGCAGCATGACGCCAGTTCACGCCGTAACCTGCGGTGAATACCGGAATCGGGTCGCCATCACTCGCATATTCGGTATGGTCAAATGAGAATGGAGCCTGACCGTCAATGCTCACAGACACATCATCAGCGATATCACCAATAACGTTGTAGAGCTTTGCAGTTTTGCCAACAGAAAGAACAGTCTGCACACCAATCAGGTCGTTGACGATTTCCATGCCAACCTCCTGATCACGCAGTTGCAGCACCTGACGGTCAATCTCGGCCCAGAAATCACGCGTAAAACCGCCTACAGCATTAACCGCCAGCCATTCAGGAGTCATATTAGAACGATTTGCCGCAATCATGGCATCATGCTGTGCGTTCCACATGTTGCGGTTTGCCCAAAGCTCATTCCAGTGACCACCAAGGCGCGAGTTGGTCGCCAGTGTCTCTTTAGAGAAATACATATATGTTTATCCTTTTGTTACGCGCCTGCAGCGGCGGCAGTGCCAACGCGCATACGAACGCGAATGAAGTCGGTGGTGCTGGCTGCGATGGTGAACTCGTCCTGGCTGTAGCCGATTACTGAATCGGTGTCGCCAGTTGCCAGTGTGAATTGACCAGCCGCACCAAGCTTAATCGGGCTGTCCTTCTTGTACGCACCAGGTACACACAGAAGCGCAAGTTCACGACCTTCTTCGACATAGTTGCCAACAGCTGAATCGCCAGCAGAAACGGCATCACGAATGCCAAGCCCCTGATGATAAGCACAATCAATAATGTACATGCGGCCAGTTAATGCTGTGGCTTGTGCGAACTTACCATCACCGTTAATAGTGACGGCGGTGCCTGGCAGTAGTTCTGCGGCGGTGAGACGGGTTTCGGTCTTGTAGAGCGATTTCCCGTCGATATTAACGCGACGATAACGTGACATTATCCAGGCTCCTTATTTGAAGTATTCAGATGCGGCAGGTGCACCGGTTTCTTTCTGCTGTTGCGCAGAGTTGGTACCCAGCGGCGCGGATTCACCGATTGTTTTAAACATCGCATCCAGTGCTTCGCCTGAAAGAGCGTTAGCCACGATCTCGCCGTGAACTTTCGCCACCGCTTCACGCTTGGCTTTCTCTTCTGCGCGGGAGTTGGCAGTCAGAGTTTCAGCCAATTGCTGCTGGTTGGCCTGCAACGCATCTACCTTTTCTGCGAGAGGCTTGATCGCTTTTTCGGTATTGGTGGCAACGGCCTCGCTAACCATGCTGCCGAGTTGTTCCAGTTCTTCTTTGGTTAAAGGCATGTCGCCCTCCGTTTTGTGGTTTGGTGCAGGCTGTTCCTGCGGTGTGAATAGAGATTTGAATTTGTTGGCGACGATAGCTACCCATGACTCCTGTTTTGCGACTGACGTTCCGGTGTCGTCGAAGGTGATTGCGCCGCCATCTGACTTGTAGCCAAATACCTCAGCAGTACCGCCATTTCTGACGATTACCGCCTGAGAATCAGTGAAATCAGCCACCCAGGCATATTCATCCGCGCCCGCCGCAAACTTCGCTTTGGCTGCGCGATCGAGGCGCTGCTCGCGCTCCCGGTAGGATTCTCCCACCAGCGCGCCTGAGTTCGCCTTAAGCGGCTGCGCCAGATCAGCGTTAACCATCAGGCCAACGCCCTGCTCCGGAGTAGCGGCTCCAACTTCGTGCAGCAGGATCGCGTCGTGGTCCATACCGTGGATATCTGCCACCCACTCAGCACCTGTGGCGCGCTGCTGATCGTTGGGCTCAAGCTGGTCGAGGAATGCGGCAATACTGGTATGAATCGGCGTAACGTCTTCACCGCGCTCAATGGCAGCGACACGTTCAAGCAGTTCCCTGCCACCTTCAGACTCGCTGGCGCGGGCCACATCAACCCACTTTTCGAGGTAGATGCGATTACCGGACTTCTTAACGTTGCGGTTCCACGCGCCGATATGGCCTGCGTTAATCCCCTCAGGCGAGAAAGCAGAAACAAACTGACCGTTAACCTGAGGATGCCCAAGCGGTGCCAGGGTGCCTTCCAGCCCTTTATAGTGGGCGTCGATTTGCTCTTGCGTGTACAGCCCGCCATTCATTACGACGTTCGCCGGCAGCGTGTAGCTCGGCAGCACCAGGTGCTCACGCCCGTTGTATGTTTCGCGCCTGATAGACTGGCTGTTCACCTTCGTGGTGATGTTTACCTGAATAGGCATAGTTATTTCTCCGCCCAAGCGTAACCGCGCGCCTGCATCGATTTATATTCTTGTTTGATTTTGGTAATGGTGTCTGGGAACTGAGGCCTTCCATCGTCGTCAACCAGAACTGACTGTTGGCTGCATTTGCAGTTGATACTGTTCGCATCCTTTGCATACCATTCACGAACCTCTTCATTTGTGTAGAGGTGAGCATGGCGCACGGCGTGGGTGTGTCGCGTTGTCGGTGACAGCGCCGAGATGTGAACCAGAAGCGTTTTCAGGCCGAAGAGGTCATTCGCCTCCTGGTCTTCATCCCACTTGGCTCGACGCAGCGCGGTAGTCACTTCAGTGCGCGCTATCCTGTTCGCCCGGCGCTTCTCTATGCCAGCCTGTGCAGTCAGGTTACGAGCAATGTCACTGGGATTAAGCCCTCGCCCCACGCCATCAGTCAGCACTCGTGCCATGTCGCGCTTAACATCAGCAGTCAGCCCCTTCATTTCCTCAAACACACGCGCATGTACCAGCGCCATACGTTGCTGATATGGGTCGCTTGCGAGGATGGACGCTAACGACTCACGCCCTGCTGCATACACCGGGGATTGCTGGCTGAGGTTGTAGAACGACTGCCCGGTCCCTTTCTCCGACGCAAGATCGATGTACTCGTAAAACCACAGGTCGTATTCGTTACCATCAAGCAGCACTTGGTCTACCAGGTAACTGGCATCGTTCAGGATGATGGAGAGCAGCGTTGGGTTTAGCTGGTATTCATATCTGGCGTTTACTGCGAGGGAGGAAGGTATTTTGTCTAGTGCTGATTTGTACGCTTTGCCAATCTTATTCATCCGCCTGGAGAAGTCTTTCATTGCCCGGCGTTCCAGCGCATCAGCTCCGGTCGGATCCTCATAGTTACGCGGTAGAATTGGTGGCTTGGTCCTCTTCGTCGCCATCCTCTTCTCCTAACGGGAATTCATCGACGTTTTCATAACCGGCAGCTGTGCGAATTTCTTCGCGACTGAATGCCGGATTTTCTCCGCTGCCCTGGAACGTCTGGTTAATCTCAGCCATGGTTTTTGCATTGGCGAGCTTCTCAGTACCGGTCTGCTCGTTCAGGTCATCCCAGATAACAGTCTTCTCGCTGACATCATCAATGATTTTCAGGTCGATTAACTTGTCACTGAAGTCTTCTATTTCGAATGACAGTTCACCGCGGCGTGACTGGCAGCGACCGTTAAAATACTTCTGATCTTCTGTACTCGAGCGCTCAGCCTGCTGATTGCCAACCAGTATGCGCGCCGGGATGTCTACCCCAGCTGAAGCGGTTTGTAGGTTGACATCGTAAGTAGGCCCAGGGTCTGAAACAGCAGATACCATTGAGGTAACCTGCGCGCCCTGGGTGATCAGGAGTACATCGTTACCAATATTCAGCTCTCTGGCTGCTTCGTTATAGCGCTCCTGAAGCTCATCTACCGATACGCCATACAACGAAGCCAAATTAGAAAAGTCGATGTCCTTTTCAAAGTTGATTGCCTGCTTGTTTGAGGCATTTTTCAGGAACGATTCACCAGAACCACCCTCTACCTTTTCGAGACTGACAAAGGCGTTATAAGGTGGCTCAAGGAAGCCAATTGCATCATTCGAGTAGTCGCCCAGGATGAAGACGCGATCGGGATGAACGAATCGCTGATTGGTCCCGCCGTTTGGAAGGCTCTCAACGTATTTCCACTGCTTTGGCTGGCCGTAATCTGCCGAATTCTGGTCAGTTACCCACTGACTAACAGTTAAAGATCCAGCCCATGCGATCGTTACCTTTTTGAGTGACTTTCCGCGAATAACTGGCTGATCCCACGATCTGGAATCATTGATGTGCAGCAAGATACCAGCATAGCGACCAACCAGGCGGCGGCGGTCTGCTTCAGCAAAAGCCCGCCATAGGCGCTTTGTGAAAACCTTTTTGGTGTTCTTCTCCCAGGCAGTTTCATCCTTGCTCTCGTCGGCGTCGTCACCCTCGATGATTTCCGGGTTAGTCTGCCAGCACTTGCCCACCAGCTTCTCTACTGCGCCGTGTGCTATGCCACCGCGTCGGTACAGGGCATAAAGGTTTTCGTAGGTTACCTGCTCAGGGAAGCCATATTCGCACCATGCGGAATGACGCTTATTGTCCAGCCCCATTGTAGGCGCCATCAGCCCCATACGGGCGCGAGCCATCCGCGCATCGTTCAACGCATGGTTGACGGCGAGAGTTAATTTGTCAGTCATGGTTTGTCCGTTTGGTTAGCGAAGGCGTTTCGGAATCATCATCCCGGCCATCTGGCCCTTACGCTTAATGTGACCGTCGAGGCTGTAGCGAATGCCATCCCAGCAGTGTTCGTAACCGTCGGCGAGCTTCGGCAACACCTCACCGGTGATGCGGTCCGTTTTGTACGACCACATGCGAGCCTCGCGTGCTACGTTCTTGCAGCGTGGATGGATAATTATTTCGTCGAAGCCGCGAAGATGGGCGATCCCGTCTTCAACACTTCCCTGCCATTTTTCGGCAGCCGAGATGTTGAAGCCCTGCCGCTTGAGATAGCTAATCGTCTCGGGTCGAGCGGAGTCGGCCTTGATGGGCCAGTCACGCGATCCGGGGATTGTGTCGTATAGCTCTGGCATGTGGTCGAGCTCTGTCTGCTGACCGTATGCCTCGTATTCGATGTAGAGCCGGTTGTGCAGGATGAACGAGCGAACTAGCGTGTTGGGGTCTTTAGCGAAACCGAAGTCAGCTCCGAAGAACAGGCGATCGGCCTCTTTCCATAGTTCGTCTGAGAACTCAGCGATCCGGTATTTCCCGGCCAGCACCTGCTTATCGGAGTTTTCAAGGTAAGCCCCCTCCCAAACCCATGCATATGTTGCCGGGTCTAGGCGGCGTTGGTCGTTCTGTCGCTCACCTTCAAGCACGTCAGGGAACCACGGGTTATCCGTATAGTTCATCTCAACGGTAATGCAGTCGTCGCCGGCTTCTTTGCGGAAACGTTTATCCGTTGCGCTGCCGTCGCGCTCCGGGTTCCACGTCACCCAAATCTCTGAACCTTCCTCACGAACGGTCGGGCTCAGCTTCTGCCATGCTATTTCGCTGACTGATTCAGCCTCATCGACCCAGCACAGCAGGATGCGCGCTTTCGATTTGATGCTGTCGAGGTTATGCCGCAGACCGCAGAATACGTAGTTAACGCTCTTGTCGATGGTGCGGATGTACTTCTCGCCGATATCAAAGTTGGAAGCCAGCCAGGGGACAGACAGGATCGCCTGTTTAACCTCCTGCATGCTCGATTCTTCCAGCGAGTTCATGAACTCACGTGCGCAGAGCACTACGCCGCTTTCACCGTTCATCATCGACTGGTAAGCCTTTACGGCAGTCATCAGTGCGAATGTGCGCGTCTTGGCGCTACCACGTCCACCGTGCGAGCATCGATAACGCTTATTCACGGCAGTGAACAACGGCGCAAGCTTCGCGGGGATCGGTAGTTGAACGGCGTTACTCATGCTTTCGGCTCAACGGGTAGTAGCTGGATGATTGTCGGCTTCGTAGTCATGCTGCCATCAGGGCTTGTATGCTCGACTTTCTGGCGATTGGTGTAGGCATCGCCCATTTCTTTGGCGGCCTGCTCGATAAGTTGAGAGGTCATGCCGTAGTTCTTCATCTTTTCAGCATTGGTCGCCATTCGGTCGAGAACGCGCAACCGGTACGCTTTATTTGCGATCGGGATGTCGGCGATCTCATTCTGGAATCGTTTACGGGTGGCGTTGAAAAGGTCAATCCACTTCTGGCTCAACTTGGCCGCCATTGCGTTGCCTGGCGTATATTGCGACACCTGCTGCCGTGAGACATCAATGCCATATTCAGCCTTTACAAGCTCAATGACTTTTACCGGGGTCTCGTAGCAGGCGAGCGATTGAACGATGAAGGCTTTAACCTCTGTCGATAATGCTGCCATCGGTTACCTCCATGACAATCCTAATAAAGTCTATGCCAGCTTTAGCATGCACGTCCCGCATGACCTGGCTATATCGATGTGAGCCACTTCTGCTGGCGCATTGGCCGCATCAACGAGCTCCTGTACTTCTTTGCTGGCACCGTATCGACGTACGACACCAGTGAATTCTTCGACGTCGTGGCCGCGCAGTGTGAGCACTGGCTGTCCGGTATCTTTGTTGAACTTCGGCGAGCCGAAATCATCGGTGGCCTGGGCGATGTGGTAAAGCTCATGCTCTACCAGTGCACAGAAATCAAGGTCACTGCATTGTGAGCAGTAATCGGCTGCCAGCGTGATGATGAACTTCGGGATTCGTCCGAACCATTCATGCATCTGCTGTTCCATTCTGGCTTTCTGCCAGCCACCGGCGCGTAGCATTACCTGTTCAGCCTGACCGAGAACGTAGCGCCCTTTCTTCGCGAATGAGTCAGACGCCCACATGAAGCAGAGATCAGCTTCAAGCAGGTGTTCGTGGTCAGGGTTATGGATGCTTCCAGCATCACTGAGGATTTGGCGGTTTATCCACTCATGCACTTCATTGGCGGGAATGAGCCGGGTGTATGGCTGCCAGTTGTCGGAGGCGATGAAGTTAACTGGCGGATATGGCCTGCGCTCGTCATCGTTAGCCATGACTTACTCCGTTATTTTGATTCGAGGGTCGCTGTGTTGCCGCTCACCGTCTCACTTTAAGCACTGCTCTTTGATGTAGTCCTGCAGATAACCGACCTGCTTCGTCACTGTGACGATTCGCTCTCTGAGGGTGAAATAATCCCGTTCAGCGGAGTCAGTAAGTCGGGGGCTGGAAGCATCGCCCAAGCCGCCGGTGCTGGTCGCTCCGATCGTGGGACATCTGGCGTTGACGCGCAGCCCACACTTGCCATCGCGAACACAACGCTGCAGATCATCAAGCTGCTTTTTCGCATCAGCTAAATCCTTCGTGTATTTGGCATCCAGCGCAGCCACATCTCGCTGGCGAATCTGCATGTCTTTGATGGTGTCGTTAGCCAAGCGGAGATTCTTGGTGGCTTTATCGCGCTGGTCTTTGTAGGTGATGGCGTTGTCGCGGTAGTGGTTAATCGCCCAGGCCATGGAAACCAGCAGGCAAATAACCACAGCGCAGATGATTGCGGTTAACCGACTCATGACATCAACACCCCAACGGCCAGAAACCACGGCCACGCATCGTTGCCATTGAATGCGAGCAACGCTGCCATGAAAAAGCAAATCATGCTCATTGCTGCCCCCACAAACAGACTTCACGCTCAATCTCACGGCGAGTCATCAGGCCTTTCCATTGCTTACCGCCAGCGTATGTCCAGCGACGTAGCTGATCACATGCACCTTTGATATCGCCCTGGTTTATTTTGCGAAGAAGCGTCGATGTTCTGAAATTGCCAGATCCAACGTTGTAGACGAACGAGTAAAGGGCGCCGCGCGTTGTTTCCGGTATATCGACTTTGATGTACGGGTTAATTTGTCTGGCGACAGTAGCGAGGTCTTTATTCAGGAGGGCTTTGCATTCTGCTTCGGTATACGTTTTACCGGGTATGATGTCTTTGCCTGCATGCCCGTAACACACTGTCCATACACCAACGATGTCTTTGTAGGGTTTATACCTCACACCTTCCAGACCATCGTTACCATTAGGGCCTGTGATTAATACAGATGCTATAGCAATAGCCCCGCCACTTATCGCCGCTATTACGCTATTTCGTAGTGCCGGTGACATTGCCATTCAATCTGTCCTCACGCTCTTTGCGTTTGTAGTACCAGTTGATGCCAAATGTGCCGACAGTACAAAGAATACCAATGATTACAGCCCAGTCATTCAGGGAGAGAATGCCACCCATCGCAGTCAGTCCTCCGAAGCTGTAACTGAACCATTCTCTGATTTTGTCCATACGGTACATGCTCTACCCCTTCATAGAGGGGATTTGCTCTATTTAATTAGAAATAAGGTCGATTACTGATAGAACAAATCCAGGCTACTGTGTTTAGTAATCAGATTTGTTCGTGACCGATATGCACGGGCAAAACGGCAGGAGGTTGTTAGCGTAACCTCCTGCCACCCGCTTTCACGAAGGTCATGTGTAGAAGGCCGTAGCATAACTATCACTGACGAATTCAGGATAGCCAGTGGCTACGGCTCAGTTATGGTGCTGGTTAACGGACTTGAACCGCTACCCATTCGCTTACAAGGCGACTGCTCTACCATTGGAGCTAAACCAGCATATTTGGCGGGACAGCGTGGACTCGAACCACGATAAGAAGGTTAACAGCCTTCCGTAATGACCTTTATACGACTGACCCAAAATAAAAAAGCCCCACGGAATCCGCAGGGCCTACTTTCAAATCCACCTTAACAAAGGACGGATTTCTACTGTTAGGGTTATGATATTCTACTTTTCGTCATTTTGCAAGATGCAATCGTTATCGGGATAAAACTTAGCTGGTAACTTTCGACAAAACTACATTTGCAGCAGACTCCTCCATTTCAACCTTGCTAATTAATGACTCATAGAATGGCTTAATAGCCTTATCCCATACGCCTGGTGAAATTGCATCGGTGAACTGACATATTGCACGAAAGCATGAAGCTGCAGGTATGCGCTCATACCCACGCCCTGAGCACTGCTTGCAGGGTGAATAAACTGGAACGCCCTGTAGTTCTGATTTCTTCCTGTCCAGCGCTACGCCACGCCCGCGGCATTTAACGCAAGATGTAGATACAACACCTGCGCCATTGCATTTAGTGCATAGTGATTCCGTTACCTCCACAGCCGTCCTTGCAGGAGTTTTCTCACCACACCCGGGATGCTTAACGATTCTCTCCTTTTTCCTTAAGACTCCGCTCCCCTTGCAGCAAGAACACATGACATTACTAGCCGCCGATCGGCAGTAATCCTGATACGCGAAAGTTGCGAGCGTTTGCACTACTTTCCCTTTAACATTGGTATCAAGTTTGCGTAAGGCAGCCACCTTGTCGCAATGCTTCATACCATGCTGTACCAGTAACTGAATTGCCTTCCGTTTGTCGTTATCGCTCAGGTTCATTTTGCCGCTGAAAGCACTGAACCCGAGCGGAGCGCGACTTTGAACCATACCAAATGCTGCCATCACATCGGTATTAGTCAGTGAGTCTGATGCCGTTGCTCTCGGTGAATCTGATAGTTGAGGAGACTTCGGAGAGTGGAATTTCACAGTGTTTTCCAAATTCATGCAGCATCGCCTCCCTCCGGCTTGTTCAATCCAAGCCGGTTCACCAGTTCTCGCTCTCGCTCATGCAGATAATCCATCGCCTTCTGGTGTTGCTCCGTCATCTCTCTGACGCTGCGCAATTCAGCTTCGTCACGTTCACGCTGCTGTTTCGCCTGGTTAATGCTGGTTACGGTCATAGATACCTCTCCCGCCCTGATGAATCATTAAAACGCCGTTAACGATGGCGTGATACCTGGCTTCTTTGTCATACAGATAACGCCTGACTGTGTTGCGGTGGCACGATAAGCGCCGAGCGACTTCTGTCTGGTTTCCATATGTCTCTATGAGCATGTCTGGAATGGTTTTTACTGAGAACGTCATGCGGCCTCCAGTAGCTCTGTAATCATTGGCAAACGCCCACAGGTTTCAGTCACAACCAGTACAAGCATTCCGCCTTTAACCGCCTGACAGCGCTTGATACGCATATCGTCTATCTGACCGTCATCCAGCCAGAATCCCGCACTGGTGAGTGCGTCAAAAACGGCCTTTGGCAAATTGTCCAGGTCGCGTTTGCGGTTATCGGGAGGTGCTGCGTGGATGGTGATTCTGATGCGTGGTGTTATTTTGATGTCTAACTGTTGTTGCTGAATTATTTCGATTACTTCTCGCCGGTATCGCTTTCCCCAATCGCTGATGTAGTGGATCCCTCTTGAGTGTCGCCAATATCGGTTGTTTGAAGGAGGCCACGGCAATTTTATTCGGTATGTTTTCATGCCTTAATCTTCCCCTCCTTCAGCAATATCGCCTGCGTCCTGATCACGCCTTCGAGGTGGTAAAGTCTGGCGTCTTTGTTGTCGAGATTATGGGTGCGTCGGTCGATTTCATCGTGACACGCGCTACAAGCCCATGCGCCGATCAGGTCGTCAGGCTTCATCCCCGTTCCGCAAATTACAGCCATCCGGTAATGTGCCAGAACTGTAGTTTCAGGATTGCCATTGCATACTCCATAAATACGAACCTGACATTCTCTGCCGCGCGCTTCTTTGCGTAGGTTAGCCATTTACCTTCCCTCGCAATTGAAGAATTGACTGAAGGTCTTTTTTAATAAATATGCGAGTGCGAATTGAGCAGTAGTTTTCCTTCATTCTGGCGTAGTAATAGTCTTTTCTTTGCTTAAGCTTGTTGGCATCCGCTGTCATCCAGTCTTTTACAGCATACTTAATTAACCAGCGGTGGCAGAGATACCATTTCAGGTAATCACTCATCGTCTTCTTCCTCGTACATTGAGCTATTCGGATCGCTCATCAGTTCTGCGCAGCAGTGCTCACACACGTGAACTTCCAGCACATGCAGTTTCTGACCGCAGTTAGCGCACGTTAAAGCCCGCTCGACGCTTTCTTTCTGGTATTGAATGGATTGGGATGGGCTAAGCATTATTGGATTCTCTGCATCATGAGAAAGACAATCATGGCGGCGCGGAGGGGATTTTCATGTATAGCTCGCTTAGATTTACAGTAGGCCACACCGCGTGCACCCCACTCGTCTTCATCGAGATTGATAATGCTAATCCTGTATTTTTCAATAATCGGCCATGCGTCTGCTGGGTTTGCGCATGGGTTAAAGGATCCGCGCTCAACTTCTACTTCAACTGCGTCTCCGTTTACAATGTCTCCCTCAAATGAGACAAACACCATATCGCCATTCTCACCTTCTTTGTAATCCGGTGATCCGTTATGAATGGCTTCGAATACCGCCACGTTAATTTCAAAATCACTTAACTGTGAATAATCCATTGTCATTTCCTCGCACGATGTCTTAGCCACCGGATATCCCACAGGTGAGCCGTGTAGTTGAAGGTTTTTACGTCAGATTCTTTTGGGATTTGCTTGCGTTTATTTCTGGAGCGTTTCGTTGGAAGGTATTTGCAGTTTTCGCAGATGATGTCGGTGAAACTTCGTCGCTGTCGCCTCATGCCGCCCTGTCTCCCCATCTTGCTTTCCACTCCAGAGCCAGTCGCGCTTCGTCTGACCACTTAACGCCACGTTCTGTACCGAATGCCTGTATAAGCTCTAATAGCTCCGCAAATTCGCTTACTCGCATCCTGCTGGTTGACTGGCCTATTACCACAAAGCCATTCCCGGCAAGGTTAGGAACAACGTCCTGCTGCTTTAATGCTGCTGTAAACACACACTTCCAGCTTTCTGCATCCAGCCAGCGCCCATGCCATTCAACCTGACGAGAGACGTCACCTAAGCAGGCCCATAGTTTCCTGTTTTGGTCTAAGCTGCGGTTGCGTTCCTGAATGGTTACTACGATTGGTTTGGTTGGGTCTGGAAGAATTTGCTGTATCGCGTGAATAGCGTTTTGCTGATGAATGGGGCTTCTTAGTTCAAACGTTAGTTTCCTCATTGCTCACCTTCTGCACGCATGGATTAATTAACGCCAAAATAGCTTCTGGTTTCTCAATAACATCGAACCGCTCACCACTTGCCATTCTTACAATCGTAATCCCGGCCTCAAATAGGGTATCGATGTTGTCAGAGTTAACGTACAAGGGCTCATATGCACTTCTGGTGCTTTCTATCACGCCTGTGCTTGGTGGCTGATAGATGCTGCATTGCATGGTTAATTTTATAAATGGCATATACTCACTCCTTCACTTTGATTCCAGCGGCGCGGATGGCGTCAGCGCAATAATCGATAGCGCAGTTGTGTCCTTTGTCGAAATCATCCTCAGCCATCACTTTGTCATCGAGTTTTATCTCGATAGCTGCGCGAGACTTAACCCATGACTGCCAGGCAATCATCTTGATGGCCTGAACGTGAAGTTCTTCGCTGTTGTTAATAGACTCGAACTCTTCACCAAACCACTCCAAAAACTGCTTTCTTGATTCGTCCATATCAATCCTCGTTATGACAGGTTAATTTTCACCCAACCCTTCCCACGCACATTTGCAACAAGCCCTTTCTTTCTCAGGTATTGCATACGGCGATCGATGGTTTCGATATACATTCCATTGCTCCGCCATTTAAGCCAGATATCAAAAACAGGTGTTGGTCTTTCACTCAGCATTGAAAGAATGCTTTGATCTAATTTTTCGTACTTGCTCACAAATACCCTCTCTCACTTAATCGCGCCCACGCTTCGTTAAACTCTTCTCGGGTTGCGCCGGATTTTCTTTCTTCAAACATCATGCATTCGCTGATGTCTCCCCATGACTTTGGTCGCTTTTCAGCGAACAGATCATCCCATTCGAATACCCAGCGGCCTGATTTTCGGTAGTGGTAAATGGTCAGCCATGTTGTGCTGTTCGCTGGATACCCATAGAGAACTTCGACTTTTTGATCACGGTCTTTATGCTTTTTCAGCAGGATAAAGCCAGCAACCAGCGAAGCTCTGGCAAGAATGATGATTGGAATTTGCCAGTCAGCCACACTTCCCTCTCCCCCAAATAAAAAGGCCTGCGATTACCAGCAGGCCTGTTATTAGCTCAGTGATGTAGATGGTCATTGCCAGTATTCCTCATTGTCACGGTCTCTCCATGTGAGCCATATATACTCATAGACGAACGGGATAAATGATTCAAAAAACAGTTTCCACTGCTCATCATAAAATCCTGTCGCTTTATCAACCATCAGCTCTAATGAATGCTTCCTCTTTGGTGGTCGAGTGACACCTGACAACCTTTCAAATTGCATAATGAGCTCTTCTTCGTCGATACATCTGTTCAAAACAGCAATGAGGCGGGGATTCAAAAGCATTTCAGGTATTATTTGGTTGTTCATTCAGTACTCCGTAACATTCTCCTGCCTCCACACTTCGTCATACTCCGACTTCGGCATGTTAGCTATGTAGTTGTATGGTGACGCACCTTCCATTTGCAGGAACTGGTGAGACTGCTCGTCAAGAAATAACGGCACGCCACCTTCCCACCCTTCCCCGTTTCGCTGCTTCTCAAGCATTAAAACAGATGCGGGCGCAGCAAGAAGTTGCTGGTCTTTCTCGTTAATTTGCTCGCCAGCATGAACGCGCTGTAACGCTCTCTCGCGAGCTTTATTGCGCCAGATGATAAACAGGTTATCTGTCAGGTCTGTAATCGCCCCTGAGCCTTTTACGTCCATCTTTCCGGTAGGTTTCTCCTCGCTGTCTCCCTTTCTGGAGTGAGTGACGAGGATAATGTGAGAGTTGGTTTTATTCTTGAAGTCGCACAGCGCGTCAACAAACGCCTTTTGTCCGTTGTAATCGTCATCGCCAATACCGCACTTCATGAGACTGTCGATGATGAATAACTGGATGCCGTATCGCCGTCTTGCGTATGTGAAAATTTCAATCAGGCGTTCAGCCTTGGCTGTACCTGTCAGGCCAAATAACCATAGCCGGTCATCGTAAAACTTAAATGCTGATTCGATTTCCAGAACTGGCGGCATTTTGCAACATGTAGACTGCCGGGTCAGGCGTTTGAGCAGAATCCCTGGCTTCAGTTCAAGCGAGGCGACGCATGTTTTTACCCCCTGTCTCATGGCCTCAAGTGCCATATGCCCGACAACCTCCGTTTTTCCATGACCGTTCACGCCATTGACAAGAGTTAACTCCGCCTCGCGGAACTGGAAGTTGTAAGCCAGCGTTTCCCACGGTGGGTTAAACAGATACTGCTGTTTGCCGTAGAAAGCATTGATGGTGTCATGATAAAACTCACGGGCGCTGTAAAGCTCTTCGGGGTCGAAATATGCCGCTGTCCCGATGTACTGCCAGATTTCATCCTCGGTGACGCCGTTCATCAGGCATTCGTTGATATCTTTGTGTGGCAGTGTAACCAGACGACAGCGATGTTCACCCAGTCGGCTTGCGATTTCCCTTGCAGCTTCACGACCAACATCATCACCGTCCATCGAAATGAATATTTCTTCAAACCTGTCGAGGTTATGGTATTCAAACTCAATCCACTGTTGCTTAGCGCCTTTCCCGCCACCGAACGGGACAGATAGCGCCGGGATTCCGTATTGTGCATAGCTCATGCAATCAATTTCGCCTTCGCAAAGCACAACCGCCCTCACGCCAGCATCGAGAGCCTGCCATCCGAACAGACAGGGTTCACAGTCACCTTCTGCCATGATGACTTTCTTCCCGTCCGGACGTTCGGTGCTGATTCTCTTGACCTGCAACAACTCACCATCGCGTTTGTACGGAAGCACCAAAGCATCCAGTTCTCGCTCTCCATTCCACACCTTGCCGCTGACAACCTCGTACCGCTTTACGACTTCTGGAGATATGCCACGCGATTGCAGGTACTCAAGATGGGATTCTGTTCTGGTAACGTAACGGGCGATTTTCTTGCGGTCAGGTCTGGAGAATTTCTTCTCACGTTTGGCATCGAAATGGTGATCGTCATCCTTGATACCGAGAAATGCCTTTGCCTCCTGCATAGCCTGATGCAGATTTATTCCCCGACAGGCCATCCACAAATCAAGCATGTCACCGCCGTCGCCCTCAGCGAAATCAGCCCATTTTTTCTTACCGCTAAGGTTAACCTTCAGGCTGTTTCCCTTGTCACCGTTGACGTTGCCGGCAACCCACTCATGCCCCTCTTTCTTGCCGTTTGGCAACAGGTGCGGAGCCACCTTGTCAACCTGCGCCCATAGCAGGTCGCTAAGTTCACTTGGCGTCATGATTCCCTCAGATTGAGATTTTTAAACCAGAAATCGACAAACGAAATACTTAACCAGCCGTGGTTATAACCAGCGACCAGTAGCGATTTGATTTTTGATTTCATGGTTCACCTGTCGAAAAACACGTAGCCAGTTTTCGATACGGTGATTGCGGATGATGATTTGGATTGTGGTTGAATTGTTTCTGGCTTTTCGTCGTTCCAGCGCTGACCGTTCAGGTAGCTAGATGGTAACAACCTGTCGAATCCGAACTGCTTACCATTCCTGCATGCGATGTCTTCTGCCAGCATCGTGGCAAACTCGATTGCCGTCCCCCTGGTAGTTTTACGCCACTCCCTGAACTGTGTTCTGAATGCCGAAGCTGCGTTTTTCTTCCCGGCTTTCCGCATACCGGCACACCAGAATATTTCCTCGAATGCCTTATCGGTTTCTTCGTGACGGCCAGATGATTTTTCACACTCCGTCCGAACGCTTTCGGACATAGTGTTTTTATTATTTCTTTTTTCTTTTGTAATAGTTTCTTTTGTGTGTCCCTGTTTTGGTGACAGCGCTGTCACCGTTTTGGTGACACTTTTTGTCACCAATGTAGTGATATTATCACCAGAGTAGTGACACCCTTCGATTTGCCATTCCTCGATGTTCTTGTTAGGCCCGATTTGCTGGCCTTCGCGAAGGATAACCTTCATCGCGATAAGCTCATTCTTGGCCTTGTTTACCTTCTGTCTTGGCAGCCTGGTAATTTGAGCTAACTGACTATCAGAAATGCGATCCATCTTTTTACCGTAGCCGTATGTTTTACGGCATATGGCGTGGGCAACCTTGCTCTGATTTTTCGTTAAATCTGCGCCGATAAGCTCTTCATACAGGGCATTTGCAAGACGGGTATAACCATCTTCAACTTCTGCCACACGACGCTCCACAGGCCGTTGTGAAGGCCTTAAATGTGTTACGGTTGCAAGATTACTCATGACCTTTCTCCTTCTGCATCAGCTTCACTTTTTCCAACTCAGCCCGGAATCGACCAGGCTGCTTGAAGCTGGATAAGAACCGATCACGTAGTATGTTTTTATGTAATTTGTCCTGGTCAGGACTGAGTTGTTTTGGCATAATTACTCCTGTGGATTGATCCAGTCTTTCTACATCAGGCCTCGAAGAATTCGCCGTTCTTCGGGGCTTTTTCTTTTGTCAGCAGATGCGCAACTTTCTTTGCCAGTTCTGCCAACTCCTCATCCTCGACACCCCACTCCAGAACCGCCAATAACATCCCAATCTTCGGAATGAAATCGCCTTTCCATCGTGAAATTTGAGATTCATTAACGCCTAACGCATCAGCGACTTTCCGCTGACCACGAATAGCTATCCGGTTAAGGATGCTGCTGGTAATTGCGTTGGCTTTCTTGCGAGTGCTTGTGAGTTCCATATGTGAACATTCCTGTAGTTAATAGTTAGTTGTGCGCATTCGTTGATGCGCCTTGAAATAGATTTACCGCGTTGTCGGCGGTTCAGATTGGTAAAGAGCGTTGATACTTAACTTGCTGCCAGTAAGTCGGCTAAATCAGGACGAAGTTCTCTGGCTTTAATTCTTCCTCCTGTAGCTTTTACGATTGCTGCCACATACTTAGCGTCAATGCCGCCACCATGTAACCAACGCCATACAGTTGGCTGCTTAACTCCACACAAAGAGGCGAGTTTTTGCTGGCTTCCTGCAATGGCAACAGCTTTTTGTATTGCTTTGTTAGTCATTGCTTATTCCCTTTCGTATAACACACAACAAATAATAGCAATGAGTATTAATCAAAGCAATAGCAAAACGTGTTTTGACCATTAATACGCAAGCGTATAAATTGAATATTATGAAAAAAGAAACTCTCTCTGACCGTCTCAACAAGGCAATGGAACTGGCTGGTATGTCTCAAGGTGCTCTTGCTAAAGCGTCAGGCGTTGCTCAGCCAACGATCTGGCGTTTGACAAGTGGAAACGCTCGTGGGTCAACAAAGATTGTTGAAATAGCAAACGCGTTAGGTGTTAATTCGGAATGGTTGTCTACCGGAATTGGTCCTATGAAAAAAGATGGAACTACTCCGATAAACGCATCTCCATCTTCAAACACATTTAAAATCGATATCCTAGATCTTGAAGTTAGCGCGGGTCCTGGCGTTATCAATCGAGAATTCGTGGAAATACTCCGCTCGGTTGAGTATTCGCAGGACGATGCCAGACACATGTTCGATGGTAGAAAGGCTGAAAATATCCGCATCATAAATGTGCGCGGAGATAGCATGTCAGGAACTATTGAACCAGGAGATCTGTTGTTTGTAGACGTAAGCATCAAAAACTTCGATGGGGATGGGATATACGCCTTCCTCTATGACGATACTGCACATGTTAAGCGGCTCCAGAAGATGAAAGATAAACTATTGGTCATATCTGATAATAAGAGTTATTCAGCTTGGGACCCAATTGAAAGAGATGAAATGAATAGGGTTTTTGTCTTTGGAAAGGTAATTGGAAGCATGCCGCAGACCTATAGGAAGCACGGTTAGCCAGCCAATGGCCTGATGAGATATTCGGGTGATGATGGACCGAAGGGATGTTTGGGTGATAGTGATTGTGTGAAACAGGTCGCAGAAATGCGGCCTTTTTACAAAAAAATGCAAGCACTCAAGATAGAATATATGCTTGCTTATTAATTTATATACTTGATATTATGCAAGCACATTTCACAACAAAGAGTGCTTGCATAATGTCTGATAAAGAAAGCAAAGAACCAACGGGAAAGTCCAAAGGTGGTGTGGCAAGGGCTAATGCTCTTTCTGCAGAAGAAAGGTCGGCTATTGCAAGAAAAGCCGCAGCAGCTAGGTGGGGTGGCGATGGTGAGGTGGAAATTGCCAAAAGATCTGGCGACATTGTCATTGGAGACTTAAAGATACAATGTGCCGTGCTTGAGGATGGGACGAGGGTTCTGTCAGAGAGAGCTATCACTAAAGCCTTCGGCGGGAAGCGTGGAGGCTCCCACTGGAAGAGAATGAAAGAGAATCCAGATGGCGCCTATCTTCCTGTTTTCTTGTCAGCTAAAAACATTAAGCCATTCATTAATAATGAATTATCAGAAGGCCTATCCCGGCGCCGTCTTTTCAAAATAAATAAAGGAGCGGCGCCAGCTTACGGCATTGAAGCATCTTTGCTCCCAAAGATATGCAATGTTTATTTGAAGATGAGAGATCAGGGTGATGCCCTTCAGTCATCTCAGATACCTATTTCTGTTCAGGCAGACATTATCATGCGCGGTCTTGCAGAGGTTGGTATTGTAGCGCTGGTAGACGAAGCTACTGGGCATATCGATGAAAAGAGACAAGATGAATATCGAATTCTCTTTCAAGAGTTCATCAAAGAGCAGGTCAGAGAATATGAGAAGGAATTTCCGAAGCAGTTCACGGATGGCCTTTATCGACTTTACGGACTTACGCAGAAAAAAGCAGGTCGGCACCCTCAGTTTTTCGGTAAGTTTACGAGGAAGTATATCTACGAACCATTAGCATCAAGTAAAGGCGCCATCCTTGAGATGCTAGATGAAAAAAACCCTGTCGTTTATGCGAATGGCGGTAGAAGATATAAGATGTTTCAGTTCCTAACCGATAGCATCGGAGTTCCGATGTTTAGGGCGCACCTTTGGCAGGTAGTTGGCATCCTTTCAAGCTCAAGAAATAAAGCTGAGTTTGACAGAGCATTCAAAAGAGCCTTTCCATCGCCCGGGACTCAATTTGAGTTGCTAGATGAAGATGAGTAAGCGATCACGCCCGGCCACCGCGCCGGGTTTTCTTTGCCCTTCTCTTTCGGCAGCGTCAGAACATCAATAGCCAGTTCTACAGCCAAGTCCACATCCTCTTCCTGCCACAGTACCTGAATCATTTCTATCAAAGCTTCACGCGAAGGTTCGCGCTGCTCTACCAGTACCTGCATCAGCGCTGTACCGAGAACCTCAACCACCTGCGGGTGAAGCTCCGCAAAGAACTCTTCCTCACTTTTCACACTGATTCCTCGCTCGTTTTTTGTTCAGAACAGTATGGCATAGAGGATTTATAAAAATAAATTCATTTTGCTATCAACAACATAATAACAAAAACCACTAATTAATAGCAAAACGTATTGATATGGATAATACTCAATGCTATTGTTTATCCATCAGCAGGACGCTGGTAGCCAAACGGAAAGGCAACGCTCTTTAACTTCGATGATGCGCTGACAAAGCGCGACAAGATACCAAACGAGATGGGTTTGGCGGTGTGTAGCTCAGCAGGTAGAGCGGATTCGTGGGCCCAGCCGTGGAATCGCGTCACCAGTTCAAGCCTGGTCACACCACCAAAGCCATTTCACATGAGGATTAAATCATGACGGTTATCATGTACGGGAAGTCAACGTATGCAGGAAATGCTAAAACTCGCCGTCATGAGCGGCGCAGGAAGCTCGCAATGGAGCGCGACACCATCTGCAATATCATCGATTCAATTTTTGGCTGCGATGCTCCTGATGCTTCTCATGAGGTCAAAGCCAAAAGAATTGACCGCGTTACCAAAGCCATTTCGCTTGCCGGAACGCGACATAAGGAAGTTGAAGGAGGATCTGTACTTCTTCCAGACGTAGCACTTTACGCGGCTGACCATCGTAAGTGTGGGCAAATTACCGCTAGATAATTATTCAGGCAGCAAGTCTTTCATCTAATCAGGTCGCAATGCGGCCTTTTTTATTGCCAAAATTTAAGGAATAACAACATGAATTCAGCAGATTTATCGAAGATTCTTGAGTATGAGCCTTCTACAGGAGTTTTCCGGTGGAATAAATCTAAAGGAACAGCATTGGCTGGTGATGTCGCTGGTTCTGTCAATCATCACGGTTATCGAGAGATAACAATTGATGGGAAAAAGCTACAAGCAAACAGGCTGGCATGGTTATTCGTTACTGGTATGTTTCCTAATGGCGTAATTGATCACATAAACAGAGTCAGGGATGACAATAGATTCTCTAATCTAAGAGATATTTCAGTTGCTGAAAACAATCTAAACAAATCCATTAGGTTAGATAATAAATCTGGAACATCTGGAGTTAATTGGGATATTAAAAGAGAAAAGTGGAGAGCTACTGGCCAGATCAATAGAAAGCAAAAGCATCTTGGGTATTTCAAAAACATTGATGATGCAATAGAGGCCAGAAGGATATTTTGCAGAAAATATCATTTAACAAGTCAAGAATATGCATATGAAGTTACTGAGTAAGCGTATTTTTGGCAGCGAATAAGCACCTATAGCAGATTTACGAGTCTGCTATGTGAGCAATATCGCTCGTAACCAAACGAGGACGACGACTCGTTCTGGTTAATCAAAAAATCATCCCTTGATGTTATTTGCCGCTCGCAGTCAGGGCGGCTTTTTTCGCATACCAACAACGCTTCATTCGAGGCATTTTTGTTATGCAAATTAACTAAGGAGCACGCCATGCAATATCGTTTTGCCGGGTGGCCCATTGCTGGCTGCCCTTCTGAATCACTTCTCGACAGAATTACCAGAAAATTACGGGCCGGATGGAAACGTCTCGGTGAAATTCTTAATCAGCCAGGAGTACCACGCCATGACCATTACGCCTGTTAACGGAACAATTCTTGTTCAGCAAGGAAACAGGGAGTTCAACAAGCTATATGAGAAAGTATTTCCGGATACAAAACAGGGAATGTCTGATGCGTATGCATGGGCTGCCGGAATAGCTCTTGGTTGGGATAAGTGGCAGGACGAAGAATGGGAGGCGCGTCATGTCGCATGATTTTGATGATGAAGAATTTATTGCTCTTATTTCTCCAGAAATTGAGGAAGAAGTTGATCAGCAAATTAACTTAGCCGCAGAACGGCAGAATCAGGTTATTAGTTGGGATGAATTTGCGGGGTATTACTCATGAGCAAAGAGTTTTACGCAAGACTTGCTGAAATTCAGGAGCACCTGAACGCACCAAAGAATCAGTACAACTCGTTTGGTAAATACAAATACAGAAGCTGTGAAGACATTCTGGAGGGTGTTAAGCCACTACTGAAAGGCCTGTTCCTGTCTATCAGTGATGAAATCGTGCTGATTGGCGACCGTTATTACGTCAAGGCCACCGCGACCATTACAGATGGTGAAAATAGCCATTCAGCAAGCGCTATAGCGAGAGAAGAAGAAAACAAGAAGGGAATGGATGCAGCTCAGGTAACGGGCGCTACAAGCTCTTACGCTCGCAAATATTGCCTTAACGGATTGTTCGGTATTGATGACTCAAAAGACGCTGATACTGACGAGCACAAACAGCAGCAGAATGCAGCACCTGCGAAGCAAACTAAATCATCGCCTTCCTCCCCTGCTCCTGAACAGGTTCTTAAGGCATTCACTGAGTCCGCATCAAATAAGAGCACGCTCGATGAACTGAAGCAAGCATTCGCCAAAGCGTGGAAGATGCTCGAAGGCACGCCGGAGCAGCAGAAGGCGCTGGACGTTTACAACATTCGCAAAGATGAACTTGAAGGAGCGATCGCTTAATGGCGCATTCAATCACTGTACGACTAAACAAGCCAGCAAGAGAGTTTCAGGCTGGAGAAAATATCGGATTCAACATTCGTGCTGGCGTTCAGTATTACGACCGCCAGACAAAAAAGAAAGAATGGACAAACTACAGTGCCGCTGTATTTGCCAAACCGGGTCCGCAGGCTGATTACTATCGCAGTGTTCTGGTTGAAGGCGGCGTTGTTGAAATTACCGGCGAAAACATCAAGGTTGATGTTTATCAGGGACAAAATGGTCAATCAATCACTCTTGAATTGCTGAACGCAAAAATTGGATTTGCAGCTTCAGGAAATAGCCCGCAGCAGCAAAGTAGTAACCAACAGAACACGCCTGTATACGACGATTCCATCCCCTTCTGATTTAGCAAAACAAGGATTTAATTATGCCGGCGCCTCTATATGGTGCGGATACCCCGTGCCGCTGTTCCGGCAATTCCGTCTCGGAGGTTCTGGATAAATTCAGAAAAAACTACGACCTGATAATGTCACTACCGCAGGAAACGAAAGAGGAAAAGGAATTTCGCCACTGTATATGGCTTGCAGAGAAAGAAGAACGCGAGCGAATTTACCAGACATCCATCCGACCATTCCGCAAAGCAACTTACACCAAATTCATTGAAACAGACCAGCGCCTTCGTGATTACCGTTCGCGTTACGGCGCTATCAGCAATAACTGAGGAATTCATCATGAGAGGTTTGTCCTACGACCCCGGCATCCTTCCATCGGAAATGATTATTCGACACCGCTTTAAGCCCATCAACGATATTCCACGCGAAGAAATGCTTAAGCGAAATAGTTTTCCATCAGTGAATGAAAACAAATATCTGAATGCAATGTTGCGGAGTGGGAAGAAATGAAAGAAGTGAAAATATACACGATTGTCAGTGACCAGTTATCACCACCAATAACAGGAGAATCATTCTGTACTGATATGGTGCGTCATAGTGATTATGCGGACCTGGAGGAGAAATGCGCGGCGCTGGCGGCGGAGAATGCGGGGCTGAAAAAATCAGAGGTCGAATTCAACGAATATTGTCGTCACGAGTGCGAGGACGTTGGCGATACGTGGGTGGACGATTTCACCGAGACCCCGGCGACAGACGCCTTTCTGGCTGGAGTGCGAGCAAGTGCTCGTAACGAGGGCATCAACTATGCCGCCAGCCGCCTCGCCGCCGCATTCAATCACGGATTCCTCGATAAACCTGTATCAGAAGTTCTCGACGTGACACGCATGATTTTATCGGCGAAAGAGGATTTAGCCAATGACCAACTACCCGCGGATGACGGTTTGTCAGGTGAATACGCGGAGAAGGCGATAGAAGAATGGGCGGACCAACTTCGCAAAGGAGCCGCGCTATGAGCAACATCGACAAACAGGCGCTGCGGGAATCGGCAGAGAGGGCGAAAGACAGCTTCATTCCGAACTTTAGGGCTCACACTCGCGATGTGCTGGCGCTGCTGGATGAGAATATTCAACTCCAGCGGGAAAAAGACGCAATAGAGGCCGTAGCGCTGGCGCTGCGTGATGATATGCGACAGGCGCGAGAGCAACTGGAGGAAGCAGAAAAGCAGATAGTTGAGCTGTCCAGAGCGGCAAGTGTTAACAGCCAGTGGAAACCGGATGTTTGCCCGGTTACCGGACGCAAGTTCTTCATGTGGATTGAACATGAAACGCTTGGTTATGTGCCGACATATGGCGGGCCGTTCGACAGTTACACTATACCGACCAGAGACAGCAGCGGTGAGTTTTCTTGCGAGCGTTACGACCATGATATCGGCGGTTGGGTGGATGGTGAGTTCATCGGCCTTTATCTGATTGATGATGATGAACAATGCCGAGTCTGTGAACTCAAGGAGCGCATAGCAGAACTGGAGGCGAAGCTTGAAACTGCCGACAAATTGCAGGATGGCGCATTCCGTGACGGCCTGAAAGCCGGGTTCAGCTATGGACAGACAGATGACCAGTCCGGGTTCACGCAGTGCATGTCTGCATATAGCCCACACGCTGACATCAAGGTTAAGGGGGAGTTAAATGACAAAAATATTCCGGAAGAATTATCCACGTCAAAGTCGGTTTAAAGAGGCTCTATTTTTCCTTCTCTTTCTTATTTTAATGGTTCCAATATCACCGATATTCTTCATCTGGTTAGCAGGCGTACAGGCAGAAAAAATAGCTGAGTGGTATAGCTCCATCGTATGGGGGCCATTTAACAAACTGCACAACAAATTAAATCCGTACAGGGAGGACTAACCCATGACCACTATTACCAAAGAACGTATCGAGTTATTCATTAAAAATCCGCTGGAAAACGGGCTTACCCGTGGCGAACAAATGGAGCTGGCGCGTATCGCGCTGGCATCGCTTACCGCTGAACCTGTAAGCCAAACTTACGAGTTACCACAAACGCAGTTTGAACAGGTTGCTGACCTCTACGAAATGCAATTTGATGATGGGCGTACCTGCGTATTCCACACAGATGGTGCAAAAGCTGCTCAGTGGTTGCTCGCATGCGATGGTAATAAGGTGCAGGAATACGTCAGGATTGAGCGCTATCAGGAGGCTGTAATTGGCAACTCTCCGGTAATTCCGGAGGGTTACGCGCTTGTGCCGATTGAGGCGACAGAAGAAATGCTACAGGCTTCTTACCGTGAGTCATCCGTTTATAGCCCATCAGCATATAGAGCGATGATTGCAGCAGCGCCGCAGCAGGAGGAAAAGTAATGCAACCATTTGGGAAATTCTATTCGGTTGATGGTTGTACCTGTTCGTTGTGTCGATCACGAGGCTACAGAAAAGGAAACGGATATGATGCTGAATTGAGAACCTGTAAACATCGAGCACGTCAGCAGAGTAAGCGCATGATTGATAAGGAGTTGAGACAGTTCGAAAGCATTCGAGATTATTGATCAAACTGAACTATAGCAGAATCCGTAAACAATTTGTTTTCAGAGTTAAGTTATTATTTAACCCTTCAAAATTGACCAACATTTGCTTTAATTTATACTGTATAAAAACACAGTATTTATGGTGGAAAAAATGGGTGGCAAAGTACCTAACTACCAAATCGTTTATAGAGAAGAGACACTCAATTATTTCAAGCCTGGAGGATATGTTTTCTTTCAAAGGCTTAAGGAATATGGTGGTGGTTATTGGTTAGGCAAAATTTACGAGGATGGATTCGAGTTTGTGCTTGAAAGGCCAACCTCATTAAGTGAGGGAATTAAGCATTTACTTGTTTTAAAAAGCGTTGAAGATGGGTATCTGGAATTTGTAGATGATATCGACAACTTCAAACTACAATGATGCGATAGCTTTTAACATACCTCATGCGAAGATTATACGTTTGAATGTCATTCTGCACATAGCTATCTTATGCTGAAAGATAAAACAAGCGCTCTTCGGGGTGCTTGTTTGCTTATGGGGAGAGTCCACAGATGCTGAAGCGCAGCAGCTCGGCTCTCAGCACCGCAAAAATAACAATCCTCGCACTCGCGGGGATTTCTTTTATCTGAACTCGCTACGGCGGGTTTTGTTTTATGGAGATAGTTGAATATGCAACCAATCAATATTCAACCGGTTCTTATAAACCGGGAGCGCGTACAGGAGATGCTGGGTGGCATCTCCAGAACCACATTCTACCGCAAACGTAAACAGTGGGAGCAAACTGGCACCCCATTCCCAAAGGAAGTAACAGAACTTCACCCTCCAAAAGGAGGGGCTCTTTTCCGTTATGTTGAGGTCATTCAGTTCTGCAAAGATAAGGGGCTGATTGCTGATGCGCAATCAAGTACCTTCTGAGCCCATTTATCTGCTGCCTCCTGCTGCTCCGGGATGTAATCATACTGGTCGTAGACTGCCAGCATCCCGGTAAGTTTATGCCCAAGTATTTTTTCAGAAACATGTGGCGCAACGCCCAATTCAGCCATTTTAGTTTTACAGGTACGCCGAAGATCATGTGCAGACCAGTGTGGACAATCCATCATTGTTTCTACCTGTTCTGCCAGTGAAATAATTGTTCCCGCAGCCATCGGCCTGTCCTCCTGTAGTGTCGCTGGAGGAAAAACTATAGAATTGCCTGGATAAACCTCGAATACCTGCTTCAGACACTCAACAGATAGCTCAGACAAGCCACGCACAAACCGTTTTCTGGTCTTTGAGTTTTCTTTCGGGATAACCCATACCCTACCCTCAAGATCGAAATCCACCTTCCTCGCAAGCCTTAACTCAACCCCACGACATCCAGTTAACAGAAGCAATCGCATTACCATTTTGTTCTGCCATGACATTCTTGTTTTATCGATAGCTAGCCAGAATTTCCCTATTTCAACATCGTTGAGAAACCGCTCCCCGTCTTCTGGTAATTTACCAACATCAGTCAGTTCTAGAAGCATTAGCGAATTAGACGTAATCCGTTTTCTACGAAGTGCATACTTTATCACTTGTTTCATTTTCACCAGTACGTTTCCTGCCTGTACAGGAGAGCCGGATTTCGTAATTGCGAGAAAAATCTTTTCCCAGTGCGTGGGGTCCATGTCGTCGACAATCAATTGTCCATACAGATCGGTGACATGAAGTTTAAGCATCCTCTTCCAGTATTCGTATTTGACCAGATCCTTAGCGGATGGTGTATCTAGCCATTCATTAACCAAAGTGGCGATATCGGGAGATTCAGTTTTCTTTTTCTTGTCCAGCTTTCTATAGACGGCTGGATTCTTGCCTTCACTCAACCACTTCTTGCAAACCTCCACCGCATCTCTTGCTTCTTTAATGGACATGCTTCCGTAGACGCCTAATTTTAGACGTACAGGCTTTCCATTGAAGCGATAGCGATACTGGAATGTTATAAGTCCTTTGGGACTGATCCTGACAGACAATCCACCACCATCAGGAATTTCAACAGGTCCATCATAGGGCTTTCCGTCAATACGTCTAAGTTTCGTGTCGTTAAGGGGCAT